CACACTTAGGGAGCGGTTAGACCGCCACCCAACGTCCTGCGATTTCAGTGATTTCGCAGGCACAGCTGTCTCCTGGCAGCTGTGTCCATACCACCCTACTAACGAAAGGAGCATCGCGAGGTATGACCCCGCGCTTCCCGTCGCCATAACCGAGAGTGGCGCACGCGAGAACTACATCCGGCGACCAGTGAGCCCAGGACACCCTCCGCGGAATCCGCGAAAGGGTCCTAATCTCGAGAGTCTCAACCGGATGATCGTCACGTTCGTACACGGGAGTATTGCAGACTAGCTTCATAAATCGAAGCCGGTGCCGCACGACCCTTGTGCTCCAACGTGTCGGGTCCTTATCATGGATTACACTATCTCCCAGCCAGGAAGGCCCCCTCACTCGCCGAAGCCACGAAGGCATCGAATCGAGTATGGAGAGCCAACCAGACATGGGGCGGTAACCTGTGATAGCCTCGTAGCGGTTAAGCCAGAGGTTCGCTTTATTGGCGAGGACCACTAGTTCAGGAAGTTGGTCAGGAAGGTCTTCCACGAAGATCGGCCGTACATCATACCCCGAGAGGTAGTCAGCACCACACGACTCACGGAATGGGACATCCCCGATAAACGTCTTCTCAGTGTTAACCGAGAAACCGAACCAACTCAACACCTTCAAGAAGGGCTGAGCGATACCATCCGGGAGGATGATATCGTCTCCGAAGACAAAAACGTCTTCGCCCAAACGGCCGGAGAAGCCGTTGAGCCGGGACCACGCACACGCAAGCGCGGCGAAGATCACGGTCTCAAGCTCGAAAGTGTACCCGTTTCCCATAGAACTGAACTTCTCAAGCCTGTACCACGCCCCCTTGTGGGGGACGTAAGTCGCGGGCGAGCGAAGCTCGACCAATCGGTCATACCAGTCCTTTGGTAGCAGCCAAGCAACCAGCTCGCTGCAGACGGTGTCGCTAGCGTTTGAGAGATCGATGGTTGCGAACCGTCGATCGACGCTGGATTCACGCGCGATGCGCCTGTGAATATCCTGCGCGTGGTCAAGGTCCCAGCCAGCCCGAGCCTTAAGAGCGCGACGAATCGCGCCCCCGTACCCGAGTTGGCCCCATACGTTAAGCGTCGGCTCCGATGCAATGCACCGGTCGATCTCTGACGTCTTGGGAACGGTTGCAAACCGATTGCCGGGAACAATGTCCACCCCACGCGATGCTATCATCGCGCCCCACAACGTCCCTAATGAAAGGAACATCGAAGGCACATAAGCACCACGGGTCACTGATGGAACAGATGCCTGTTTGTCGGCCCACGTTGTGAGTCGACCCCTGTCTGAGTACGTCGCGCCAGGCCCATGTCGAGGAACGATCCCATGTCGGTCAATACCGGCAGAATGATCATGCTCGAATAGGTCTGGGCATCTACCTAGCCAGTCGTGAACCAATCGTCGCACGGTCGCGGTGAATTCCGCGATACTTGCGTCTCGTTGACACCGGAGGTTATCCGGAGTTTGGCGAAAAGATCGAATTCGAAGATTGGTTTGGTAGCACTGTCGCTCGCCTGCCAGCCACTTGGAGAATGCTGCGTCACGCCTGGCGTCTGGGGTTGAACCCGGGACGCTTGGGCATTTGCGCAGTAGAGCTTTGCGGCTAGCAGCAAGGAAGTACCCCTGAACATCTGGGGGACCTTCCTGAGGACAGAAACGACGTGGGTCCACGCATCCATGCGTGACCTCCGGGAGGAGGGAGTGGATGAATTTCCACCACCCGCTGACAGCAGGGCTGTCAACTGGACAGGGCACTTTATTGCTAGTATCCATCGGGTTTCCTAGGTGCGCAGTGAAGCGCTCTGACGCGGATCAGGTCAGGCCGGAGCCCTCGTACGCGTTCTGCTTCAGCAGAGCGGTCGCCACCAGATTCAGGAGTTGGTAAACCCCTTCCTGCTGGGTGGCCACGGGGGCAGAAGGGTCAACGGTGACGATGACCTTCATGGTGACCCCCTTCTTCATCAGGGGCAGCCCGGTCGTGGTGTCGGTATACAGCGTCGGGAAGACGCCGTCGTACTGAGTCACACGACCCGCCTGCGACGTCCGATTGGACGCGAGCAGGCGAGGGCGTTGCCCGATCGGAACGGCGGCGTGAGCCGCGTCCGACCGATGGATGGAGAAGGAGCCGTCGCCGCCATTCGGCGTGACACCGGCCCAGACCACGTCCGTGGTGCCGTCATATTTCTTGACGGTGAGAGCAGCCAATGCTGGCATGGTGCTTTCCTTTAGCGAGGTAACATTTGAACAAGCTGTGAGACAGCATTCATAGCACGAGGCCACGAACGTATCCCCCAGCGCGGATCGATTCGGGGAGGAGCAATCCCCTCGGCTCGAGTAAACCGAACGCCCCACCCAGAGACGCTGTAGTTTCTCTGGACTACCCAGTTATACTTAAAGTAGTCCCGGTCGCTCCAGCGCCCGCGGGTCAGGGTGGATGTGTAGGGTTGCTGAAGCTCTACACCCAACTGATCTGTCCAAGCGGACATCACGGTTTCCAAATCCGTGAACCAGTTGACGACGTGGCTCATCCATGTAACTTGGTACAAGGAGAGTGCTGGGTTTAGGAGACCCAGGGCATTCAGGAGGTAGAGGTTTGGGTTGGTAACCCGCGCCGTAGCCCCCATGAACACCGTGTATGTGAAATCGGACCGGTACTTCCGGACTGAGTGGAACAGGTCAGGTGACCCGTCTATCACAGTCTGGTTGAGTTCGCGGTCAGTGCCAGACACGGATGCCGACACCTTGATCTTCACAGAAGGAGTTTTCTGACAGACAGCCTCGAAGGCTCCGGTTATGTCCTGAATTAACGGGACCCAACCGTAGTTGACCTCGAGAATTCCACCAGCTACATCCTTCGAACGAGCGTACTTCTCCGCTCGCTTCCTCCGTCGCGCCGTATCCACGGTTGGGGCGACGGCTCTGCTCATCGTGTCGAATAAGCGCGGGATGTTCCCAGATGCGGTATAACGGAAGATGTCGATGACATCTCTCGCCCGCCTGTAGATCATGTCCCACGTCTGCTCAAACTCGAGAAGCAGAGTCAGAAGCTCTGACTGCGGGCCTCGCATCGCATCGGCAAACTTGCCATAGCAACGGTTGTAGGCAGTCTGGTACGGGATATTATTCCCGTCGAACTTCAGAGGGTCCTGTTGGGCAGCAAGTCCACCAGGAATCAACTGACCGGTCACTACCACACCACTGCTAGCAGAGGTAAATGGCAACACGAGATCAAACGGTTTTGCCTGTTTGTATCCCGACTGCGAACGATAGTAAGCGTTTTTGACGTTTACTGCCTTCGAGAACGGTCCGGTGATTGGAAGCATGCTCCTTTTCCTAAGGATTCCAAGCCTTTGGAAGGGATCAAAATGACGAGTACTGGCATCGCCAGTGCGAGAAGTCGCATACCCGGAGAGCCCAGAAATGGG